CCATCGCGGGCTGGCCGACCGTGCCGGGCTGGCCCGGTGGGTCGCTCCCGGGCGGTGAAGGTGGCTGGGGTGGTCCTCCTACTGCCGGGTGGCCGAGCGTGCCGGGCAACTGGCCGTCCCTGCCGAACCCGCGTCCACCGCAGCCTCCGGGTGGTGGATGGCCGGGTGGTGGTGAGCCTCCCACGGCTCCAGGGTTCGTGCCCGTAGGCGAGCCTGGGCCGATCATGGGCTACCAGTGGTTCTGGTCGCCCACGCTGGGGTGGCTGCTGGGCATTCCGCCCCAGGGGACCACGCCGTCTCCGCCCGATGGTGGTGAGGTGCCGTCGCCACCCGATGGCAGTGCGCCGCATCCGGACCAGACGCTGCCGGGTGATCTGAAGTCGAAGCGGTAGGTCGCAAGGGTGACGGGAGGAGACTCCCGTCACTTCGTTTTGGAGGGGTGATGGCGTTGATCATGCAGGGCAAGGCAATCAAGCCAACGCCCCAGGTGGAGATGGATGTCGAAGTCGCGGCCACGCCTGAAGAGGCAGTGCACAAGGTGTTTGTGCAGACCCCGACGGTGACAGAAGTCGAGGCGCTGACCATGGAGTACATCGAGCTGTATCGCAAGTTCGATTATTTCGAGGTCAAGGCACTGGTCAAACGCATGGAGGAGATTCGCAAGCAATTGCAGACCATTGCCAACGAGACGATGGATGACAAGAAGCCAGCCATCTTTACGTGTGCCCAGGGGGAAATGGAGTTCTCGGAACGGGGGAAGGCCACGGACGTGCCGCACCCGTTAGCGCTGATTCAGGCTCTGACCGGGACGTTTGGTCCAGCGGTGGCGGAAAGTGTCATTGACATCGCCATTACACCGCTTCGGAAGATCCTGAGCGAATACGAACTACAGAAGTACCTGACGGAGCATCCGGGTGCACGGACCTTGCGATCTGTCCGTCCAGTTCCGTATCAACCGTAAAGAGAGCATTCATGATTCCGCTAGTCGTCTGTCTGATCATCGCCATCATTGTTGCGGCGGCCCTGCTGGGTGTCGTCCGCGCCGTGTTGGCGCTCCCAGGCTCAGCCACGTTTGCTCCGTATGGCAACGTGATCTATGCACTGATCGTGCTGTTGGTCGTGCTCGTCGTCGTGCAGTACTGCTTCGGCGGGTTGCCGGGTATGCACCGGGTGTCCTGACGATATGGAAGACGCGCTAGACTGTGGGTGGACCGTCTACCGCATAACCGAGTTCCCCGACCATTTTGCGGTGTGTCGGTGGTTGCTCATGGAAGATGGCCGCTTAGAGTTCAATCAGGTGGCCTGCCTCTGCCAAAGTCTTGAAGAGGCGCGTGAACAGGTGCCTCAAGGCACGATCTGTTTCCTGCGTGATAGTGAGGATGATCCATCCGTCATCGAGACGTGGATTTGAAGGGAAAACACATGAACAGTTTCACGTCAGACATTCGTCCGGAGACGTACCCGCGTTGTGGCTTCGCGGGTAATTGGAATGGCGAAGAAGGCGATCTGTACAACACGTCCGTCGTGACGGACGAGCCGTCACCAGACGGGAAGCCCTTCCTGCGTACCGCATTCATTCCGGGTGCCGATACGCATGGTGGTGGGAGGCAGTTCTACATCGGTTTCGGGAATGACGGCATCGGTATGGCTCCCGTGCAGGGGATGGAGATTTTCCTGCGCTGGATCTTCCGTGCGCGCCACCATTATCCCGGTGGTGGGGGTCTCGGCGTATTCGCCAGCAGCTCCAAGCTGATCCTGCTTGGAGATGCGGGTGGGCACGAAGGCGAATCGCGTGTCATCAGCCAGTTCCGAGACGATGGCAACACTGCGGAGAGCAGCGCCGTCATGCTGACCCGCAACATCGAAGGTGGACCCAAGGCGGTCGTTGCCGATTCGGAATGGCACTGTTATCAGGCGGCGATCAAGTCCAGCAGCCGTGAAGGGGCCAATGATGCGCGTCTGAGACTGTGGGTCGATAACATGGACGTGAACGCGCCCGCCATCGACACGCAGGGTGAGACGCTGAGCGTCATCGATTGGGCGTCGAGTCTGAAGTACGGCGGATACCTGGGATTCGAAGGTGCGCCTCCAGGCGTGTGGGATCCCGCACCGATCCTGGACTTGGGGTCATTCCAGGTTGGTGACGCATTCGACGCGGGTTGGGGCACGGGTTCAGCCATCGAGCCTCCCAAGCCTGTGGAACCTGGACCTGCCGTGTGCCCGACGTGCGGACGACCCGTCTGATACCATGACTGAAGCGCAAGGAATTGCGTTACTAGAGGCTCTACGAGCCAAGAATGTCCGGGTGAAGGGGAATGGGTGGATCGAGGCCAGCTGCCCGCTGGCTAAGTGGACTCACGCGAGTCACAATGACCACTCGCCCAGTTTTGGGTTGAACATCGTCCCTGGAGCCCGGAGCTATTTCTACTGTTTTGCGTGTCGGCAAGGGAGTGCCGAAGAATTGGTACAGACGTTGGAGCTGTACTCACACGCTTCGAAAGACTACGACTTCGCCAGATGCCACCAGCTGCTCTCGGAAGAGCAGTATGTGGTGTCGCTGCCTGCCTACGGTGAATTCCCGTCCCAGGCCCAGGTGTTCGTAGAGTGGCCGGTGTATTGGCTAGACAGCTTCATGCAGGCGTGGTTCCACGCTGAAGGCCACCAGTACCTGCTTAGTCGATGGGTGTCTCCAGAGACAGCCCACCAGTTCTCCATCCGCTATGATGTGAAGCGGCAGATGGTGGTGGCTCCGTACTGGGACGTGTTCGGGAGACTGGCTGGTGCTCGTGGCCGCAAGGTCACTGAGGGTGGCCAACAGCACTTTGACTACACGTTCCAGGGCGTGAACAACGCGAGACTGGTCTGGTATCACGAACAAGTCTTGAATGACCCAGGGCCAGTCGTGGTAGTCGAGGGTCAATTTGATCTGTGGCGCACCGTCCAGGCATACAAGAAGACCGTGGCCGCACTGACCGCTAAGCCTACCCTGGAGAAGATGAAGAAATTGGGTGACTGTGGCACGGTGATCCAGATCCCTGACCTGGACGAGGCTGGGGAACAGAGCATCGGTGTGTATGCGAAGTACTGCCAGCAGCTTGGGCTGAAGCACAAGGTTGTGCGGCTGGGTGAGGGCGTGAAAGACCCCGCAGAGTGCCATGTGGACTACCTGCGCGACAGAATTCAGGAGATGCTCTGAGTTGCAATCAAGTGCACCATTGCACATCTTGACAAATGGGTGAAGGTAGTGTAGGGTGGTAGTAGGTAGGAGTCATCAAGACTCAGGAGGAACAATTGGGATTCACATTTCTGAAAACAGGGGCCGCCAGTGCCCAACTAGCGAAGCGAGCCGCTGCTGAACAGGAGCAGCGACAGGCCGAGAAGGGGAAGCTCTATCGGTTCTGGATGAAGGAGAAGGAAGAGGCCCGCATCACCTTCGTGGATGGTGACCTCAACGCCGAGGGGTTCCTGGTCCCGCCCAGGTACTACGAGCACAACCTGTTCCTGAGTGGGCAGTGGAACAACTTCTACGTCTGCCCCGAGAAGACCAACCCGGATGCCAACGACAAGTGCCCAATCTGCGAGTCGGGTGATCGCCCGTCGCTGGTGGCGCTGTTCACGGTGATCGACCACCGGCAGATCCAGAGCACCAAGGACAAGTCCAAGGTGTACAAGGACACCAAGAAGCTCCTGGTGGCCAAGCCCCAGACCTACGAGCTGCTGAACAAGCACGCCATCAAGCGTGGTGGGCTGGCTGGGTGCACGTTCGATGCCTCGCGGGTGGGCGACAAGTCGGCATCAGTCGGCAGCATGTTCGACTTCGTGGAGAAGCGGGAGATCGCAGACCTGAAGCAGCTGTACCAGTACGAGAAGATCGACCCGAAGTCCAACGCCAAGACCAAGGTCACGAACTTCACGCCAGCGGACTACGAGGCGGAGATCGTCTACCGCACGGGTGACGTGCTCCGTGCGTTGCTGAAGGGTGCGGAAGACGTGCCTTTTAAGGAGGCCCCTGAGAAGGGGGCGGCTGGACCTGAAGAGGCTGTGGATTACAGCCAGCAGCTGTAGGGGTGTGGGCATGGTCACTGCACAGATACCGATTCTGACAGGAGCCATGTCCGCTCTACCGTATTCAGAAGGACTGGAGTCGCTGTACACGTTCAAGACTCCGTTCGATGAGACGGTGTGCGGAGCCGTGCGTGAGGGCAACACGCTGTGGGTGCCACGGGAGAGCGTGTCATATGCACGGCCATCCCAGGACTTCAGGGCGTTCAGTGAGCCCAGTCCTGTGCCCTGTGCGTTCAAGCCACGGAATGACGAACAGAAGACGCTGTTCATCAAGTCTGTGATGCTCTTGCAGCAGGGACTGAGTCATATCTTCGAAGCCCCAACCGGGTGGGGCAAGACCGTGGTGGGTGGAGCCATCGCGGCAGAAGTGGGTCAGCCCACGCTGATCGTGGTGCCCAAGGATGATCTGCTCCACCAGTGGCGTCACTCGCTGACCAGTGTGTTGGGCATTTCACCGGCCCTGATTGGCCACATCCAGCAAGACGTGTGCGACTGGAAAGGCAAACAGTTCGTACTGGCGATGGTCCATAGCTTGATCATCGAGGGGAAGTATCCGCCTCAGATGTACAAGTACTTTGGCCTGCAGATCTTGGATGAATGCCATCAGATGGCTGCGGAGTGCTTCGTAAGAACCTGTCAGATGGTGTACGCCAAGCTCAGACTGGGGTTCAGTGCCACACCAGTCCGGAAGGATGGGAAGACTAAGCTCCTGAACTGGCATATCGGGGAGATTCTGGTCAAGGGCACAGTCCTGGAAGCCAAGGCTAAAGTCTTGGTCAGGCAGACAGGGTGGAGGATTCCGGCCAAACGCAAGCAGGTGGGTGATGGGTGGCAGTATGTGCCCATTCCACACGCCCCAGGGCGCATGACCCTGGTGACCAAGGCCATGGCCGCGTCAGATGGCCGGAACCTGGAGATCGTGAACTTCGTGGTCCAGTCCTACAAGAGTGGTCGGATCACGCTGGTCATGTCGGAATTGCGAGACAGTCATCTGCATCGCTTGTTCCAAATGTTGACCAATGCTGGCATCCCTGGGAACGACATCGGGTATTACGTCGGGGGCATGTCCAAGGTTGAATTGTCGCACACGAAGCAGCGACCTGTGGTGCTTGGCACCTACAAGATGTGCTCAACAGGCACAGATGTCCCGCAGTGGGACACGCTCGTCATGGCTACACCGCGATCAGACGTGAAGCAGGCGGTGGGCCGCGTGCTCAGGGCGCTGGATGGCAAGCGTCAACCGGTGATCCTGGATCTGGTGGACAAGGATGCCATCTTCCAGGGGTTTCATTTGGCCCGGTTGAAGCAGTTCTACGGCCTGGGGGCTGAAGTGATTCGTGTGTAAGGGAGATAGGTATGGCTCTGATTTTCAAGTCGGAGGAGGCACCAGTTCAGTCGGGATTCAGTTGGGACGCATGGTACGCGAAGAACAAGACCCGGCTTTCCGAGAAGCGTGCCAAGCGGTACAAGGAAGACACGGCCTACCGGGAGGCCGCGAAGCAGCGCAGTCGTCAGCAGCGGGAGCTGAAGAAGGCCCCAGTCGTGGGTGCTCACACGGTGTCCTTCAACGAAGCCGCTGAACAGGTGGGTGTGACCGTCTGGGTCATGCGCGAGTGGCGTCGGAAGAACTATTTCCCGGAGCCCACACGTCGAGATGGGCGTCTGTGGTTCAGTCCACCACAGGTGGGATTGATTCGGCAGTTGCACGTATTCTTCCAGCAGCATGGGACGCGAGTGACCGCGTCCACCCATGCAGAACTGGACAACACGGTGAACCTCGTGTTCGCGAATTGGAACTGACTATGCCCTTGAAGATGCCAGCAGAGAAGAACGCCTCACCCAAGCCCGAAGCGGTGGCGTATGGTGAACACCTGGGGACCAAGCCGATCACAGGGTCCACGCATACGGCCAAGGCCGTGAAGGGTCAGGTGGTGGCTGAGGGTGTCGAGACCTCGGAGACCCTGCACCCAGGGGTGTTCAATTCTGGCATGTCGATCACGGTAGAAGGTGGTCGTGTGCTCAACCTGGGGAACTACGAGACCGCCAGAGTGGGTGTCACGATCACCGTTCCCTGTAGTAAGGAAACGCTGGAAGATGCCTACAACTACGCCACGGAGTGGGTGTCTGGCAAGATCGAGGAGGCCGTCAAGGAAGCCAAATCGTAGTTGACTCCTGTCTGAGCCTATGACAATCTGCCTGATCTGCAAGGAGTGCATGTGGCCTTAGTGTTGAAACCGGAGCCAGCTACGCCTACGCCCAAGCCCGAAACGCCGAAGAAGAAGGAAAAGAACGCTCCGCCCCTGTCTGGGACGCTCTTAGAAGTCCTGGCTGGCATCCGCAAGGACAAGGGCGACAAAGTCGTGGTGGTTGGCAACAAGATCCCTGTTGTCCGCCGTCTGCCCACGGGCATCTTCGAATTCGATTTCTACTCGGGTGGTGGCTTCCCGTGTGGACGGTATAGCATCGTCTACGGCCCTGAGAGCAGCAACAAGACCAACATCTGTCTGAAGGCTGTTGCCACTGCTCAGAAGCTCCCAGCACCCTGTAACAAGGCCATCTGGGTGAATGTCGAGCAAAGTTTCGACCCCATCTGGGCCGAGAAGATGGGTGTCAATACGTCTGAACTGCTTGTAGTCAACGCAGGGTATGGAGAAGAAGCCATCGACCTCGTGGATGCGCTCGTGCGCGCTGAAGACGTGGCGATTCTTGTTGTGGATTCTATGGCCGGACTGATCGCGTCCAAGGAGATTGCCCAGTCCGTGGAGAACTATGACATCGGCACGTCAGCCCTGCTGATCAAGCGTATGGTCAACAAGCTGATGATCGGGTTCTGCGAGGAACAGAAACGCGGACATGACCCGTGTGTGATCCTGATCAACCAGACCCGGTTCAAGCCCGGGGTGTTGTTCGGTGATCCCGAGACCATGCCCGGTGGGGAGGCCCAGAAGTTCCTGTCCAGTTTGCGCGTCAGGGTGCGTGCATCGAACATCATCGACAAGGCTGTCAATATGGTGATGTTCAAAGACACTCAAGTCACCGTGAAGAAGGCCAAAGTGCCCGTCAGGGCGGCCAGTTTCGATTTCAAGCTCTGTGTGCATGCCCATGACGAGATGCAAGTCGGGGAGACCGACAGCTTCAACATGGTCAAGTCGCACCTGCAGGCCCTGGGCATTCTGGTCAAGAACCCCAAGGGCTATGCCCTGAACACCAAGTCCGAGTTCTATGGCTTTGCGACCTTGACTGCCATGCAGGACCGGTACGTGAAAGACCTGGACTTCAGGATGCTGCTCCAGTCCACGGTAATCGAGTGCTACAAGGACAAGATGATCCTGGTGGAGGAGGCTGATTACTCGCCAGCGGATGTCCAGGCAGGGACGCCAGTCGAAGTGGAGCCCGAGCCGAATGGCCACTGAGTGCTGTGAGTCGTGTGGGAGATGGCACGACATCATCAAGGAGCCTTGCAAGAAGAATCCGTACCTGGACCGTCTGGCCAAGGCAGGCAACCCAGGCAAGAAGTCGGAGAAGAAGGTGGCCAAGAAGATGGGTGCACGATTGCATCCGAATTCAGGAGCCATGCGTGGTGCCAAGTCAGATGCGAGTATGGGCGCATTCAGACTGGAGATGAAGTCCACCCAGACACAGACGATGGCCCTGGACCTTGCGTGGCTGGTCAAGATCGCCCAGGAAGCCCTGGCGCACAGTCAGTCACCAGCTGTGGTGTTGTCCTTCACAGACCCAGGTGGTACGCCACGTATGAGGCAATTCGCAGAGTGGGTGGTGATGCCATTGGCTCTGTTCAAGGAGATCACGCATGAAGACTGAGATCAAGGCCACTGAGGCAGGCACGTTCGAACTGTGGTACGGAGACACGGTCATTGGCACCCTGGAGGGTGCGGAAGGGGCGGGTGTCGTCGTACGCTCCAAGCACCCTATGCTGCCTCAGTGGCATGTTGCCGGGACAGTGGAGATACGTATCGCCTCACAGCCACACGAAGCTACGCCCTTTCCACCGACCCGTACCGCGTGACGTGACGTATGTCCTGGCTCAGGAACGCCATTCACCAGACGACCCGCCCGAAGCACTCGGTGATTGGGGTGTTGAAGCAGCACTTGGGTGGGCCACAGCACGGCAGGTCCATGTCTGTGGTCCACGCCTCGGATGTGACCAGGATCGACTTCTGTCCACGTCGATGGGCACTGTTCGATGTCTTGGGCAAAGACCCACCCATGGACACGGTGTCCACCGCCCTGGATGTCACGTACAGGATGGGACTGGCGGCAGAGCGTCTATTGATCGAGGACTGGGCTGGTGAACACGCCATTGGCAACTGGAAGTGCCGTCACTGTGGTGAGTCTCGCACGATGGTGCCCAAGCCGACCGGGTGTTGTAAGCTCACCGGCAAAAAGCACTCCTGGGAGTACTGTCAGCTGGTGATCGAAGCCCCAACACATGACATCCAGGGTGGCCTGGACGTGCTGTTCAACATCGGGGCTCCGCAACTGGTGATCACCGAACTCAAGACCCTGAACCCGACCGAGTTCGAGAACATGATGGTTCCACAGCCAGAACACCGGCTGCGGACCAATCTGTACATGTGGATCGTGGAGCACTCCCAGCACCCGTACAGGGACAAGATCAACGTCCAGGAAGCCCGTGTGTTGTACATCAGTCGTGGGTACGGCAAGATGAACGCGGAGTGGAACGAGATCCTGCCCTTCAGGGAGTTCGTGATCAAACGCAATGACCCAGACCTGTTTGAGTTCCTGAACAGGGCTGCTCAGCTCCGGGCCTTCCGCAAGATCGGCCTGATGCCGAAAGGCATCTGTTCCACGGCTGTTGACAAGTACGCCAAGAAGTGTAGTGTGTGCGCGGCCTGTTTCTCAGGCAAGTACGTGGAAGGACAGTACCCACCAGCACCAGAGGAGCACGCATGACTGTGGTTGATCAGGTGGGTGCCCAACACCTGAATGCGCACATTCAGAAGATGGCTCAGAACCACTTCAGACCGATTCACATCGTGCCTTGTGAGTGGTTGGAGACCAAGTCTCTCCAGGACTCAAAGGTCAAGATCGTCACAGTCGTGCAGTTCATCGTGGTCGTGGTGTATGAAGACCCTGGGCCTTGACATTGCCACCTGCACAGGGATGGCCCTGGTGGGTGATGATGAAGATCGTGGCAAGACCATCCAGGTGCCCAGGGAGCGCGGGTTCCTGCGTTTGCAATTGATTGCCAACGACATCGCCCAGACGCTCCAGGTCTGGGATCCGGAGTTCGCGGCAGTCGAGGGGTATGCCTACGTCCGCAACGTGAGTGCGTTCGTGACCCTGGTAGAAGTCGGCACCGTCATCAGGATGACACTCAGGAAGTGTGGAGTGCCCTGGGTGGAAGTGCCGCCTCCTGTCCTGAAGCTCTGGACGACAGGCAAGGGCAACGCCACCAAGGAGTTGATGGCCCAGGCCGTGAAAGCGAGATGGGGTTATCAGTCTCCGTCACATGACATCGTGGATGCCTATGCTCTGGCTCAGATGGCCCAGTTGGGTCCAGAGGAAGTCTTGAAAGTCAAGGGGGTACGCAACGCATAATGGTTGATTTTCTTTGACAAATGGGTGGCACAGGGATACACTCATTCTAGGCACCGAAACTGGGCTTCAATCACGTAGTCCAAGGAGTGGTAGGAAAATGATGACAATCGGGACATTTCGACGCCATGTGGGGCGCACACTGACACCCAAGGCGACCAAGCTCGCCCTGCGCGGGGTGTCCAAGAACACGGTTCGTACGCACGCCGCGCATGGAGCCGTGTCCCTGAAGACACACACCGGCCAGCTGCTGCAGGCCACCAGCCAGTACCTGCTTGGGCTCCAGATGACCCAGGAGATGAAGGACAACGCGGCTGTCGCGCTGGGTGACATCGGGTACGACCTGACCGTCATCGCCAGGGTGCTCAAGGCCAAGATGCCGTCCTCCACCAAGAAGGTGAAGCTGGTCGGCACCAGGGCGGCTGCACTGCTCCAGTTGGACAGTCTGGCCACGGACCTGCTCCATCAGGCTGAACAGGGCCTGTTCGCGCCTCCCAAGATGACCACCGTCAAGAAGATGGTGAACCTGCCCAACAAGGGTGGGGCCAAGGAAGAGCGCGATGTCGAGGTCGTGGACACTGAGGCAGACACGGCCGTCGAGACCGAGCGTCAGACCCAGATGACCTCGTTCCTGGCTGGTGCACTGGATGTGTACTGGAGGCTGTGCTTCGACATGACCGGCAAGTCCCCGGAGTCCGTGCTGGCCGCGAAGTTCGAACGCATGCAGGTGGAGTTCCCGAACGTGTCGTTCGTGGAGGTTGCACCCAAGCCCAAGGCACCCAAGCCCACAGAGCCCGTCCCGGCGTAAGTGGAGGGTGCTGACTACTCATGGACGTGTGGTTGCTACACGTTCTGCGGCAATCTAGTTGCGTGTAGTACGCACGCACCGAAGTACAACCAGTTTGGAGACAACATGGCCCCAGAGACAGCAGAAGCCACCCAGACCCCGTCAACCGAGGGTGCGGTGGTGACCGAGACCAAGCCCGAGACGGCAGCCATCGGGAAGAAGAAGGTCGAGAAGACCGGCAACCTGATCCTCGACATCGCGCATGAAGTCGAGACGCTCACCAAGACCAAGGCCCTGAACATGGCCGAGAGTCTGGCCGAGAACATCGAGGTCAACTATTTCAAGATGGGCGGCGTCTTGAAGTTGATCAACGACAACAGCTGGTTCGAAGGGTTTCCGTCCTTCGATGACTTCGTGGTCGAGAAGTACGGGTTCCAGGGCCGCAAGGCCCGGTACCTGATCAGCATCTACGACAACCTCGTCACCAAGCAGATCCCGTGGGACAAGGTCAGTCACCTGGGCTGGACCAAGCTCAAGGATCTGGCCACCATCCTGACTCCCGAGAACGTGGACGAGTGGGTGGCCAAGGCCGAGAAGGTCACGGTCCTGGAACTTCAGGCCCTCCTGAAGGCAGGCACGCCCCAGGGTGACAAGGAAGCCAAGACCACGGACGATGTGGTCAAGATGACCTTCAAGCTCAAGCCAGACCAGAGCGACATAGTGACCCAGGCCCTCGCCAAGGCCAAGGGCGAGCTGCACACGGAGTTCGACACCGTGGCTCTGGAGAACATCTGCGCGGGCTACGTGGGTGGCACGTCCCAGGTCGCCAAGCCCTTCAGCCTGGACGAGGTGATCGACACCACGGGCTTCGAACCGCTTCTCAAGCGCATCGCGGAGAAGTTCCCGATGTACGACATCACGGTGGCACCAGTCGAGGGGTGACACCAAGTAAGGCGGGGAGCAACCGTCACACCAGTGACTCGTCCCAGTTGCTGGGGATTCTGGTGTGACGCCCCGCCCCTTTTCGGGTTGCACTTAATTGCAATGGAGTGTGCGCTTTGAAGAATCGAATCGTTGGAGTCGTGTGTGGTCTCCTGCTCGCCAGTACAGCGAGTGCGGAGCCTGTTACCTTTCAGTTCACAGGTGTCCTGCCAGGAGTCACCAGCACCCTGGGCGGTGATCTGGAGGCAGGAGATCAGTTCTCGTACACGCTGGGCTTGGACATCACGGACAGGTACAGTCGTTGGCTGGACTTCGAAGGCAGTATTGGTGATTGGGCGTTCCAGGGTGTGGGTGGAGGCTCGTTCTACAGTTTTCAGGACAGCATCCGTGGTGAACTCCACAGCTTCCGTCCTGGCCTCGTGTCCGCCGATCCCATCGGCCCGTATCAGGTGTTGGGTGCCTGGAGTGTCTGGGAGTACGACCCAGGTGTCCTGACACCCCAGGTGTTGGATGGCACCCTGCCCTTGCCAGTCCCCACGTCAGCGACCTTGAGAGTGCTGTTTGGCACGCAGTCACCCACAGCACCCCTGGACTGGGATAATGGCCCCCAGGTGGTCTTGACCAGTACCAGCATCCCAGAGCCATCCACGCTCCTGTGTATGCTCGTGGCCGTCAGTGGTATGGTAGTCAGAAGGATGACCCGTGACTGACAAGAACACCGCACTCGGTGATACGTTCGAAAAGGCCATGACGTTGGTGGAGACTGCGCCCAAGTGCAGTATCACCATCACGAATGGGGTGCGGAAGGAAGTCCACCGCTTTTCGCGCTCCGCCAAGGTGGGAGATCCCTGTCACTGCGGTATGACGACAGCGACAGAACAGGATTTGTAAGATCTGGAGTGTGAACTCCGGGTCCGACCCTGATTCCAAGCAGGCAGGTTGAACGTCAGAAGGAAGACAGACGCTGAACATGTAGACCTAGTCGTTGGGATGGGGCTCATGCGCAAGAGGAGTAGGGAGCGTGTTGGCACGGGCTGCGGCGAATCTGTCTAGCCTGAACCCCGTGTTGGCGTCGTCGGTCAGACAGGCCGGGGACACCCTGCTCACGGTTTGTGCACGTACGTGCATTTGATTGCAGACCATGACATTCAGACACTGTAACTGGAGAAGCAACAACCTGTTTGGCTTCACACTGGACAGGACTGGATTTCACGTGTTTGTGTTCACGCACTCGTTCTGTTGGGAGAAAAAGGCATCATGACTCTCAAATCACCGCCCACTCGCGTGGCGGGAGGCAGTATGGTAGAACCTACGGCGTGGCCCGCCAATGTGAATCCCACGGATCTGGCCCGTCTGGTGAAGCAGTTGAAAGACCAGGAAGCGGAGATCACCAGACTGAAAGCGGAGTTGGCCCAGGCACTACGCCGCCCGGATGGCCGCTGAGAAAGCCATTACCGTGAGGATGGTGGAGATCCTGTACTTCAATGACCACACCAGGAAGTACGCCCGTCTGAAATGGGAGAATGGCTCTATTCATGTAGACATGTGGAAGTCCAGACAGCCTGAGACTGATTACAGACACGTCCAGGAGTTCCAAGACGCGAAAGCCATCGCGGAAGCGTGGTGTGACAGGCCATGACAGACAGTGTGTGGGTGGCGGCGGGTGTCGTGGTGCTCTTGAGTGCACTCGTCCTCTGTTCGTGGCGTCCCTGGCCCGTAATCAGGTGGATTAGCCTCAGAAAAATGCGGCGGCGCGGTCTATTACCCAGGTAGACCTATAGTCGTATTTGCATATTTGTCATCAGGAGTGGTAGACTACCCCACCCTCATGACATCCTGCCAATCCTGCCTCTTTTGGAAGAAAGACTGGGGTATTTGGGCGCATAATCGGTGGACGAGAGAGTTGTCTACCAAGGGCACCTGTACCCGCGTCAGTATGACGCCCCCGCTGGACATGGATGCTACTGCCATCCCATGTCACCAGTACAGCGCAAAAGTGGACCAATGTGACCTATTTTGGCCTCCAAATGGGTCGCGGCCGGGTGCACTAGTTAAAAGTGAGACACGAGAGCTACAGACAGACTCACACCAGGAGACAGGGTGTGAGGTACTGGAGTACGCTGTCGTGCACGTCGCTAAGACCCCCTAAAAATAGGCGTAAAAAGCCTCAATAGACGTGTGTTCGCTAACCTCAGCCGTAGGTGTAGACTGCCAAGTGAGCATGTTGACGTCACCAGGGCAAGATGCTATCCTGCCAGTGGTCGCCGTAGGGCTACGCCAGGGTGAGCAGGAGGACTTGCAGTGGGTCAGCGCTTCATAGATGAGAGCACGGGCGAGTGGGTGGACGTCGAGGAAATTGTGAAGGCGTCGATCTGGACGAAAGTATCTTGCCCTGAGCCAGCTGTCCAGGGCAAGATGGATGCTCGTCACGAGCTAACGCCAGAAGAACGCCTGAAAGGGGCTCGAAATGGAGCATCGCTTGGTGGACATGCTCGGAAGCTCGCATTGTCCCCAGAACGCCGTCGCGAAATAGCTCTCAAAGCAGTTGCTGCACGTGAGAAGCGGAGGAAGCTATGAGTCACAAGCCGAACCCGACACACCCGACCCCGCCGTCCCTGCCCCAGGTGCGACGAGCCCTGCGTGACGTAGAACGCAAGGTGCAGGAGAAGCAGATCCTGGCCGAGAAGAAGATGGCGACCCAGAAGACCGACATCGCTCTTCGTAAGTGGGCGAACGTGGTGAAGGACTGATCATGTGGCAGCTGCTGAAAGATCTCTGGTGGTTCTGGACCGTGGCCCTGGCCAAGGAGCGGTGATGTCCGAAGCTGTCGAAAGAACCCAGGCACTGTCCCGTGTCTTCGTCCAGACCGATTTGCTGGAACCGAACCCGCTGAACCCGAATGAGATGTCAGACGGGGAGTTCAACCTGCTGTACGACAACGTCGAGAAGATGGGCATGACCGATCCGCTGCTGGTCAGACCCCTGGAAGGTGGCAGGTACCGCATTGTCGGAGGGCACCACAGGTGGGAGATCGCCAAGCTGCTTGGGTTCAAGGACGTGCCTTGCACGGTGGTGACTGATCCGACGTTCGATGAAGACCAGGAACAGTTCCAGGTCGTCCGGATGAACACGATCCGGGGGAAGATCAGTCCCCAGAAGTTCCTGGCGATGTACCAGTCGTTGGCTCCGAAGTATGCGGAAGACGTCATGGCCGAGAGCTTTGGCTTCGCAGACGAGGAGGAGTTCCGGAAGCTGATCGCCCAGGTGAAGAAGTCCCTGCCGAAAGAGATGCAGGCCGATTTCCAGAAGGGTGCAGAAGAACTCAAGACGATCACCGATCTGAGCAAGCTGCTGAACCACCTGTTCTCGACGTATGGCGATACGTTGCCGTATGGATACATGCTCCTCGACTTCGGAGGCAAGGACTCTGTGTGGCTCAGGATGTCCTCGCAGACCCGCAAGGCGCTTCTGCTGGTGTGCCAGACGTGCGTATCGAACAGACGTACCGTCGATGATGTGGTGGGCGGCCTGATCCAGATGGTGGCAGCCGGGAAGCTCGACAAGGAGATCGTGCAATTGATTGCACAGAGTCCCGAGGTCGAGATCCCGGCAGGAACCCAGATTCCGACCCAGGAGATCTTGGCAGGGACGATCTCGGAGTAACGTGTGGTGCTGGTCATCGTTCCGGTGACTCCGTCGCCAGAGGAAGAGGCACTGGAAGCTGTCTGGCGACCGCGACCCAGGGCGGGTCACCTGCCCACGAATGACTGGACGCTCCAGAAGTTCGACAGTTACTTTGATCGTGTGTTGTTTGTGTTGACCTGGGAGTATGATCTGGAGATCCTGCTGTTGACCAGGGCGGAAAGTTACTGGGAGTGCCGCGATCATGGCCTATGAGCGTCTCCAGTCGTTGGGTGAAGAGAAGTTCGGGAAGATCCTGAACCAGCTGGTGCGAGGCGAACCTGCAACCGGCGTCAGCAGGATGATCCAGCATGAGTGGAAGGACTTTCAGGATGTCTCGGAGAAGACCCTCGTCCAGCAACTGAACCGACTCCGACTGCATGCGGCGGAGGGGATGTTCGGGAAAGCGGCTGCCAAGCAGCTGATGGACGGACAGACGCCCACGGTGATCAAACGGATCGAGAACCTCAGTATCGGCGTCCTGGAACGGATGGAGGAACTCGGCACGATCCAGCGACAGCGCATGCTCGATCTGGTGGAGAAAGAAAAGAAGATGCCCGTCCCCGTAGGGGCGATGCTCAGTGCGACGAATGCGGTGTTCAACGACTACCGACAGCTGCTCCTCGACCTGCAGAAGATCCGCTTCGATCTGGGCGTAGACGAGTTCAAGGGTCCGTTGACCACGACGACCATGATGCGAGGCGCGCACGCGAGTATGAACCTGCCAGACGGGACGAACGTCCAGAAGCAGGTGTTCGAAGCGGTGACCAGTGTGGAGGCGATTTTTAACGCCAGGAAGATTCCACAGACCGTGTCAGGGTAAGCCGTCATGCTGACGTTCAAGCGAGGCAGTAACGCGATCCGCATCCAGAAGACCAGTCACAGTCATCTGGATGAGGTCAACGCGAGGGCGCACGTCTACCTGCGGAAGTTCCTGGGCCATACGACAGCGGAGAAGATCTGGAACGCCGGGCAGAAGATCCATGACCTGAACGAACGGGCCATGTTCTATGCCCAGGCCGTTGTGTGTGTGGAGAAGGAACTGAACGGGGAGAGTACGACGACCCTGCAAGACTTCGCGCAGTACCGCTGGAAACCAGTCGGCATCAGGGAGTTCATCTGTTCCCCGTCGTACCTGAACAAGGAGAAGGAGATCTACCCAGGCGTCCTGGATGCGGCGGAGGAGCTGAACAACGGGACGTATGTCGAGGCGATTATGACGGGAGGCATCGGGTCAGGGAAAACGACCCTGGCGCTGTATACGAATGCTTACCAGTTGTACCTGCTGTCGTGTATGCGGTCCCCGCACAAGCAGTACCGACTCGATCCGTCGTCCGAGATCTTGCTGGTGTTCCAGTCAATTACGAAGAACTTGGCGATGGGCGTCGATTACCAGCGCTTCAGGTCGATGGTGGAGGGGAGTCCGTACTTCCTGAAGCATTACCCGTTCGACAAGCAGCTCACGTCGAAACTGGTCTTCCCGAACCGAGTCGAAGTGGTGCCCGTCAGCGGCAGTGAGACCGCTGCTATCGGTCAGAACGTCATGGGAGGGCTGATCGATGAACTGAACTACATGGCGATTGTGGAGAAGTCCCGATCCGCCGTGGACAAGGGCACGTACGATCAGGCGATCCTGGTGTACAACTCGATTGCCAGGAGACGTAAGTCGCGGTTCATGGAGAACGGCAAGCTCCCGGGGATTCTGTGTCTGGTGTCGTCCAAGAAGTATCCAGGACAGTTCACGGATCAGAAGATGCAGGAGGCAGAGCGCGACCCCAGCATTTTCATCTACGACAAGCGCGTGTGGGACATCAAGCCAGACGACTTTGGCAACCAGGGGTGGTTCTCGGTCTTTGCTGGGGATATGACCCGTAAGCCGAAGATCATGGAGGCAGGAGAAGAGGCTCCTGATCCGGACCGTAGTCTGATGGTGCAGGTGCCGGAGGAGTTCCGTCTGGAGTTCGAGAAGGACGTGATCAACGCCCTGCGCGAAATTGCAGGTGTGAGCACGTTGGCTCGGCATCCGTTCTTCCTGGAAGTCCCGAAGGTGCATGCGGCGTTCAAAGATAGACCGTCGATTTTCAACCAGTCGCCTGTGGACTTCGTGTCGCAGCGGCTGACGTTGCACAAAAGCGTGTTCTACCGCCCAGACGTCCCCAGGTTCGCCCACTGCGATCTGGCGTTGTCAGGCGATAGTGCCGGTCTGGTGATCGGTACGGTGTCTGGCTTCAAGAACGTCTCAGGAGATCCGACGCAGCCCGCGTATATGCCGGAGGTGTATATCGATGGGGTGTTGGAGATCCGACCCCCGAAGAACTGTGAGATCCTGCTGGGGAAGGTCCGAGACGTGATCGTGACCCTGAAGCGGATGGGGTTGAACATCATCTGGGTGACGTTCGACCAGTTCCAGTCCAGCGATAGTCAGCAGATCCTCCGACAGCAGGCGTTGATCACGGGTCACCAGAGCATGGACGAACTCCCGTGCCGACCGTATGACTTCCTGAAGACCGCCGTGTATGAAGGACGTGTCAACTGCCCGAGGCACACGAAGCTCCAGCGGGAAGTGCTCATGCTGGAGAAGGACGTCAAGACAGGCCGTATCGATCACAGTCCGGCAGGGAGTAAGGACTGTTCCGATGCCTTGGCGGGTGTCGTCTTTGGCCTCACGATGCGCAGAGAACTCTGGGGCCTGTATCGCATCCCGGTCCTGATGATCCCGCAGAGTGTGTATGCGAACGTGGACAAGTTGAAGTCCAACGAGGGTCAGCCGAACTGGCAGCAAGTGGTGGAGGCGTAACTGCACTTAATTGCAATTCTTGCGAAACGACGTTTTTTGCAATTAAGTGCACCAGCGACGTGTAG